GAGCTGTTTTCTTACTATCTTTGAGTAAGTAAAATAATCAAAGTAAAAACTATGGCTAAAGAATCAAATGAAGTAAATGATGTTGAGAAGGTTGAAATAGAACCTGCTGAACCTAAAGAAGGGGATGAGGTTATTAAAAAGCCTGACGACACCACGGAGACGGAAACTCCCTCGGGCTCTTCTCCCGAAGAAAAACCAAGCGAAGCCACAGAGGATGAGGAAAAGGAAAAAGGTGAAAAACTTGTCACCCATGAAGAACCTTCCAAATCCGAAGAAGAGAAAGGCATCGTTGAGCCACTTAAGGTGGAATCCGAGGACGAAATCAAGCGTCTTCCCAAAGAAACACCCCGTGAATATGCTCTTCGTTTAGAGGTCACTCGACTAAAAAGAGGTAATCGTGAGAAGCGAACCCAAGACTTATTGGGTGCGGATAAACCAGAAAAACCTTCTGGGTTGTCTAAGGCTCAATATAATGAATTGAATGAGGATGAGAAAAAAATACTCAGTCAATACGACCAAAACGAATTAAGCACATTTGAGAGAGTCTTGAATGTTCTGGCTAAAAAATACGGATGGGTCAAGAGGGAAGAACTTGCTTCCACAACTAAAAGTCAAATCTCTAATGATATTCTTGATGGTTTCTTACAAAATCATCCTGAGTATTTGCCAGAGAATGATAAGGACAATTTATTGTGGAATAGATTCAAGACGGAATTCCAAGATTACAAAACACCTGCGAATCCAAGAGATTTAAGAAGAATCTTCAATAAGATTCACAGAGACATTTTTGGAGTCAAATCCGAAGAGGGGCTCAAAAAGATAAACGCCCAGAAAGAGAAATTGAAGGTCGTATCTCATTCTGGGAGCTCGGCTTCAAGAGGTCAATCTTCTTCCAAAGGAGCTCATTTAACTCCAGAACAGAGAAGTCATCTTAAAGGATTTTCCGATAAGGACTTCAAAGAACTGGATTTATGAATTCCGCTGAGTAAAAATAACTTAATATAGCAAAATCATGGTCGGATTTAAAGTGATATCGGCGATGAAGGATTCTTCGTTTAGTAAAAAGACGATTTCTTCTCTCGCTCTCGCTGTTGGAGATTTGATTGAACAAGAAAAAGGAATAGCCAACTGGACTGCTTGCGATGCTACTTCTAATCATTGGACTCGTAAAGCAATTGTTATGGAAGCTACAACGACTACTCCCACAGAAGTGTTAGCGTATGAATTAGATGGAACTGAAACAGTAGAAGCTAACTGCACAAACACAGTCAGTGCTACTTACAATGGCGATACACATATTCTTACCGATAAAGCTACTGTTAATAATACTACATCTGATGTAACGGGAGGGTATCCTGCATTTTATCAGGATAGACTTGGTTCAACAACCACGTCAATTATTGGCAGAGTAATAGTCGGGAACGGAATAGACCCTGATGCTACTGGATAAATATGCCTGCACCATTAAATATAGCTCAAGCTGCGGATTTGGTAGATTTATCTATTCAGAAAATCTTCTCAAAAACTTCTGAACCTGAAGTAATGTATTCTAAATACTTCAACACCAGAACTACAGAAGATTATTATGAAAAAGATAGTAGCTTATCAGGTCTCGGCGAGGCAGACTTCGTTGCGGAAAATGCTGCGATTGTAAGCGATATTCCTATTCAAGGAAAAGATAAGACTTACACGCAGAACATGGTTGCAATTATTGTTCCTTTCACTTTCAAAATGTGGAAATTCGGAATCAAGAAAAGAGACCTTGACAATGTTGCCAAAGAGTTAAGAGCTTCAATCTCAAGAAAGAAGGAAAAACTCTGTGCCGAAAGATTGACTAATGGATTTGAAACAACCTCTTATTCTCATTTGGGAATAAACGGCACGACAACCATTACAATCTCAGGAGGTGACGGTCTTGGTCTTATTGATGATGACCACACAAGAGAGGATGCAGGAACAAACATGAATAACTATGTTTACGATGGGACTACTTATAATATTGCGTTTGATTACGCAGGATTAAAAGCAGCTCACCGAACGGCTTCATTATTTGTTGACCCAAGAGGAAATCCTCGAGCTGGCAACCTTGATACATTAGTTTGTAAAAAAGGAAGTTCAGTTCATTTTAAGGCAAATGAAATCTTGGGAGCAATTAAAGCTGGAAAGATTCCAGAATCAATGGATAATGACGCTGCTGCAGTTCCAGCATTCAAAATTCTTCCTCTTGATTATCTATCAACTGCTGCTTACTGGTGGATGTTTGATGCTTCAAGAGCGTTGACAGATAGCGAAGGACTTCAATTCATAGAATCCCAACCGACTCAAATTGACCCCGTTAATGTGGTTTACAAAACAAAGGAGTTACAGACTTCTGCAACTGCGATGTTTGACTTAGGTCACAATGATGTGGCGAGATGCTGGGTTGGTTCAAAGGGAAATGACGCAGACCCTACTGACTAATCTTGCGGTTAGAAAAGAGGGGAGATCGATAAATAAAGGTCGAAAAAAAACCTTTAAGAAGAGAATAATGGGCTAATAGTGGGTGAGATAATATCAATATTCTATTCAACCCATTAATTCTCTACGAAAATGACTATAAATGGAAAAAGTTATTCAAGCCCGAAGAATATAAATCTGAAAGGAGGAATTCTAAGATTTGACACAAGTCACTCATCTAATCCGTTCGGAGACCTTTCTTACGGTTTGTATATTGATGGTTCTGGAAATCTGATATACCGTGCCCTGACAGTATCCACAACATTAGGAGCAGCAGGTGCTGGAGGCGGTTCTGCCCCATCACTTGATGCTATTTTTCAGGGTGACCAAACTTTGGATTTAGGAGCAGGTTCAACCCTAACTATTGACAGGTCGTCTGGAAACAATGATGTCTTGACTCTTACTAATACTGGAACTGGGTCTGGAGATTTGATTCAGATTACGAATGTTGGAACAGGAAACGATATTGAGGGAACAAGTGATACTTGGCACTTCACTAAAGCTGGTGATATGACAGCTAATATGGCTGTATTTGCTGGCGATGCTGGAAGTGACTCTATTACTTTAACAGCAGGAGATGCTGTTATAACTCAAGGTTCGTTTACTATTACCGCTGATGACGACAACGCAGCTACTATTAGTGCAACTAATGATACTGCCACAACGGCTTCTGTATTTGTATTCGCTGGTTCTGGAGCATTTACTGGTTCTACCACAAGCAGTTGGATGACAATAACTCCTTCTGGATTAACATCTGGGACAGGAATTTATGCTCCATTTGCTGCGTTAACTACTGGAACTGGTTTGCATGTTGTGTGTAATACTGTGACATCTGGTAAGGTTGTTCATATTGCTTCGTCAGTTACTGGAGCGACAATGACAGCCAATGGCAGATTGTTTTATGTTCAGCATACAGGCACAGGAACAACTTCTGTTGGAGCATTAGCAGAAGTGACATCAGCTGCAGCAGACGAAACTGTTATCGCTAAGATAACTGCCTCAGCTGCTTTGGCAGCAGGTAAAGTTTTATATGTTTCAGCTTCATCTATGACAACTGGAGCAGGAATTTCAGCATCTGACTTGGATTCACTAACGACTGGAATCGGATTACATGTTGCTTCAGCTGCTACCACATTGACTGGAGCAGGGAGGTTAGTTTATATTAACCACACTGGCACTTCGACAGCAGCAACAACTGCTAAAATAGTGGAAATTGCTTCGGCTGCTACAGAAGATACTGAGATATTTAAGATAACAGCATCAGCAGCACTTGCTGCAGGTATCGCTGCTAATATTTCAGTTGTAGACTTGACCACAGGAAC